CGTCTCATCCGAGGCGGTAGACGATCAGGGGGAGATCGTCACTTACGACGCGTTGAAGAAGGCCGCCCCCGGCTACATGGAATGGGCGCCGGTCAACGAGATGCACAAGGCATCCGCAGTCGGGACCACGGTAGAGCTCCTGCTCGACGATGCCGGACACCGCGGACTCGCCACGCTGCACGTTGTGGATCCGCTCGCCGTCCAGAAGGTAGAGGCAGGGGTCTACAAGGGCGTCTCAATCGAAGGGGCCAAGAACACCTGGGAAATGGCAAAGGTCGCCGGCCGATCCGTCCGCCGCGTGACTGACATCACCTGGAAGCGACTCTCACTCGTGGATCGCCCCTCGAACCCCGATGCGATCCTCACCCTCGCCAAGCGATCAACGGAGGCTCAGATGGACACCGAACAGCCGGAGGCCATCGAGTCTTCCGGTAATGATGCTCACAATGTGAGCGACGAAACTGGAACCGATCTGGCAAAGGCCAGCCCGTCCGACGCCGAGCGCGAAGAGATGCCGGACACGGACTTCGTGTTCCCCGACGAGAAGGCATTCCCCGTCACATCGGAGGCCGGGATTGCCGACGCCGTTGCCTCCTGGGGCCGCTACAAAGGCCCGCACAGCTTCGAAGAGTTCAAGGACGCACTCACGGCCCTCGCCAAGAAAAAGGGCTGGGAGAACGGCCTACCTGAGAAGTGGGACGAACCCGCCAAGGAAGAGGCACCGGCCGAGAAGATGTCCGAGTCCGGTGACCTCGCCAAGTCCGCAGTCGATGACACCGCCGGCGCCGGGATGGCTCTCAACGTCATCAACCTCCTGATCGAGAACGAGTCCAAGGAGGCCACCGTCGAGCCGGACCAGATCGCCGCACTCAAGGAGGCGCAGGCCGCCATGCTCAAGTTCATGGGCCAAGAGGCCGCAGAGATCGGTACCCCGGAAGGTACCGCCGAAGTCGTCACTGAGGATGCTGCCGTAGCCGACGCGTCCGAGGATATGGCCCTCGCCTCTCCCTCCGGTGACCTCGCCAAGATCGGCAAGCGCAACGCCGGCGCCGACGAGGCCAAGATCAAGCAGATCATGGCTCTCTGCCAGGAACTGATCGGCTCCGAGTCGTCCGAAGAGGGCGAGCCGACCGAGAAGATGTCCGCACTCCCTGACTACACAGAGACCCTCGCCAAGATGTCCAGCGACCTCGCCGGACGGATGGCAGACCTCCCACGCAAGGAAGACCTTGACGCCGTACAGGCGGCCATGCTCGAAGGGCTTACGCCCCTCAAGGAGCAGGTCGCACAGATGGCAAAGATGGCCGCTCCCGGTGGGCCGGTCCGCTACGCCGAACGAGACGGACGGTTGGTCGGAACCGGAGAGGCGTCATCGGATGGCAACGACGAAGAGGCCATCCTCGCGAAGATGTCCGCCACGACTCAGAACCCGGTCCTCAAGGCCGCGCTCGGAGAACGGCTGGCACTTCTTCAGATCCAGCAATCCACCCCCAAGCGATAGGAGCAATCTCCGATGGACGCTGCAACCAATCAGGCAACGCTCGCGGCGATCCGCGATGCGCTGTCGGGTTCGCCGGTAGTCGCCGACGAACTTGCCAAGGCAACCGCCACCACGCAGGGGCTCAGCACTTCCAGCCTGGACTACGGGTACAACCTCGAAGTCCCCGCCAAGAGCCTGATCCCTGTCCTGACCCCGGAGCGGAACGAAATCCCGCGCCAGACCGGCGGCTTCGGGACGGGCGTCAACTGGAAGGCATTCACCGCACTGAACACGACCAACCTGTCCCCCGGCGTGGCCGAGGGCGGCATCGGTACGGTTCCCTCCGTCACGATGAAGACGTTTCTCGCCTCGTACGTCACTCTCGGCTTCCCGGGCACCGTGACCTACGACGCGATCCAGGCCGCCCAGAAGGGCCGCAGCGGTGACGCCGCATTCGACGATCCGCTCGCTCGCGGCACCCTCCAGACCCTCCAGACCACGATGCTCGGCGAAGAGGCCACCATCATCGGTGGCAACGCTTCCGCAGTCATCGGCAAGCCCTCGACGATCACCTTCGCCGATACGGCTGCTACAACCGCTGGCAGCCTGACCGCAGGCACGACCTACTACTACGCCATCAGCGCTCTGACCCTTCGCGGTCTGTCCGCTGGTGCGGTTGGTCACGTCTCCACCGATGCTCTCGGCGAGACTGACGGCCGAACTGGCAACCACGCCACCACCGGCTCGGCTCTCGGCTCTACCGCAACGGTCCTGCATTGGCCGGCCGTCCGCGGTGCCGCCGGGTACAACGTCTACGCCTACAAGACCTCGGGCACCCTGTACTACGTCGCCACTGTCACGGCCAACACCTACACGATGGTCGCCGATCCGGCTACCTCGGGTGGCGTTCCCAACAGCGCCGACCAGACGCAGGACACGCTCGTCTTCGACGGGTACATGCAGACCATCCAGAACGCCTCGACGGGTGGGTACTTCAAGGACATGGCCGGTGGCACTCTGACCGCGGACTCCGCGGGTGGAGTGGTCGAGATCGACGCGATGCTGAAGTCCCTGTGGGACAACGCCCGCATCGGTCCCGAGAAGCTGCTGGTCAACTCCCAGGAAGCTCTCGCGATCACCAAGGCCGTTCTCACCGCCGGATCGACGGGTGCCGTCCGCATCCAGACCTCCGTCGGGCCTGATGGTCTTCTGCGCGCTGGGTTCTTCGTCGCGACGTACCTCAACAAGTTCGCCCCGACGCAGCCCATCGTGAAGATCGAAGTCCACCCGAACGTTCCTGCCGGCACGATCCTCGCGATCACCAAGCAGGTCCCGGCGTGGTTCCCCAACGCTCAGGTCAGCTCGATCTGGACGATGGACGTTCGCCAGGAGTACACGCAGTACAACTTCGCGGAGACCGACCGAACCAAGCGGTTCGGCGTCTACGTGACCGAAGTCCTGAAGTGCTACCTCCCGGCGGCTTGCGGCTCGATCGCAGGCATCTCCGCCAGCTAGACCCCGAATGGCCGGGGAGGGCTTGTAGCCCCTCAGTCCTCCCCGGTTCCACTTGGAGACACGATGTACCCGACACTCACGGCAACAACGATCACCGCGGCCAATCCGACCGTCATCACGACGGCCGCGCATGGGCTGTGGGTTGGTGCCACGTATCGGGCCATCTTCTCCGGGACCAACTGCACCCCGTCTCTCGATGGGGAGCAAGAGATCACCATCGCTAGCGCAACCACCTTCACGGTGCCGGTCGCCGTAACTGGCGCCGGAACAGCCGGCACCGTGAACCTCACCGCCTTTGCGACTCTGGACGATCTGAACAAGGCGCTCGGATCGGACAACAACAACTACGGCCCCGAGTGGAACATCGGCAAGGTGTCGCTCATCGACGACACCACGGCAGAGTTCGAGCGAGAGATCGGCCGCGCTCGCGGCGGGTCTAACTTCGCAGTCGTCGCGCTCGGGTCCTCTCAGCGCATGTTCACCGGCAAGCCCGGGCCGACGAACCTGCTCCCGATTGACGATTGCACCTCCGTCGCGTCGGTAGTCGTCAGCGGGCAGACGTGGGTATCGGGTACGGACTATCTGCCGTTCCCCCTCAACGGGACGCCCTACACCGGCCTTCTGGCTCTCCCGGGCCGGTCGTGGTCCGGCTCCTACGGCGGGAGCCTCGTCACAGCCTCATGGGGGCTGTTCACACGCTGTCCCGGGGATCTACACCGCGCCGTGCTTGTCGAGGCAACACGGGCCTTCCTGTCCGCTCGTGCGGGCGACTCAGACGCAATCGGGCTGACGCCATTCGGCTCAGTCGTCACCGCCAAGGCCTTCACGTCGAAGTCCTGGCAACTCATCCAGACCTACGGGTTCGGTGGAGGAATGCTTCGATGACCACGCTTCTGTACCGTGGCGGCGGGTTCCGCCCAGACCTCCCGCAGCGCGATATCGACGCGGCGGAACTTCAGGCGATGGCCGACGAGCGCAAGACCTCCGTGGCCCTGATCGTCGAGGCCGCCCGATCCTCCGGTCTATACACCATCGTGGTTGAGCCGGACGACGCGCCTGCAGAGATCGCCGAGCCGAAGTCACTGGATGAGATGTCCAAGGACGAGCTCCGCGCCGCCTGCAAGGACATCGGTGTCAGCCAGGCCGGAAGCAAGGACGAGATGATCGCCCGCATCCGCGCCAAGTTGGACGAGGCCCCGGAGATCAACGCGGAGGATGTCCCCGAATGACGATCTCCGTTCACATCGAAGGCGAGGCCAAGGTCATGGCGATGTTGCAGCACGAGGCATACCAGTCTCGCGCCGAGCATGGTTTGATCGACGCCGCGCACGCGATGGAACGGGACGCCAAGGCCAACCTCAAAGAGCACCACTTTCGCGGTCAGACGGAGCGGAACACCACCACTTCCGACATTGAGCGGAACGGCGATGTTTCCTCCGTCACCGTGGGTATTCATGGCGGGATGGCACCGCAAGGCCGGCCGCTCGAATTCGGCTGGAAGTCCGAGAGCGGCAAGATGCCCCCCATCCAACCGATTGCCGACTGGCTCGTGTCGAAGGGCATCGCGGGGCCGAAGACCGGCAACAAGGCCAGCAAGACTGCCGACTCTGCTGTCCGAGGGTTCGCGTTTGTGATCGCCCGCAACATCAAGCGGCGCGGCTACAGCTTCCCGCCCCTCCACTGGCTCGGACGGGCCTACGACTCCAACCGCTCCAAGGTGTCCGGCTACATCGAGCGAAGGATGCAGGAGAAATGAACCCCGTGATGATCGTCCCGGTTCTCATCCTGGCTGTCTCCGTCGGGCTGATCCTGATCGGCATCGTCTCGGACATAGAGGAGCATTGCACTCGGCCCGAAGAGAACACCCTCTACCTCGATGCCGGCGCCCGCCCGATCAAGCGAAGCGAGACGGACATGGCCTATCTCACCGAGCATGACCTGAACGAAGTGGAGCGGAGACTCCGATGATCCACTCCGATATCGCCCGCATCTGTGACCGCTCCGTCGCCATCGCTGCGACTCAGGTGCAGGGCATCGCCGATCTGAACAAGGGCACGATGGGCATCCGCGCCATCTTCGCCGCCGGGACAGGTGAGATCGCCGACCCGCTCAACCCGGGCCAGTTCGTCGCGCCGATCCCCTCGAACGTGATCGCCCCGCTGACGCTGGTCTGCCTCGCGCCGTCCGCC